TTATATCTAGAAACAATTGATATTAAAACTATAAGGAGAGAATATGGTAAAAAGTAAAAGAACATATACATCTATAAAAGAGTATGGCCATGATATCTCTTATGAGAATGAAAGAAAGCATAACAATGTAGATTCTCCTTCTCACTATAAACATGGTAAAAAAGAAACTATAGAAGTTATAAGAGATTGTATGACTAACGATGAATATCATGGCTATCTAAAAGGTAATGTTTTAAAATATGTTTCTAGATATAAATTTAAAGGAGAACCACTAGAAGATTTACAAAAAGCTAATTGGTATTTAAATAGACTTATAAAGGAGGTTAGTAATGGGACAAGTTAAACAGGCACTAATGGAAGTAGAAGATTTCGTTGCAGGTTGTTTGCGTGAAGGTAGAACGTTAAATCAAACCATACGAGATGCCAGAGAATCTAAGGCAGCAAAAACTAATCCTTATTTTGATAGTGAGGATTTAATAGAAAACAAATACTACCAATTTAAAGGAGCAGAGTAATGCGTGAATCATTTGTAGAAGCACTTAGGCGTAAGTACGAAGCAGATATTGCTTCAGCTAAAGCAACTGCTGAAGTGTATTTAGAAAGACCAGTTGCTATTGGAGAACATCCACAATTTTTGGATGAGTTAGATAAAGTATTAAATAAAATATCTAATGCTGAAGAAAACTTAAAAACATTATCTAAGTATTTTGATAATACTAGAGATGATGATGACATACCATTTTAATAGGAGGATAAATGGCTGAAGAAAAACAAAAAACACGACAAACAACACCTAGAACATATTTTATAAATTCAGAACAACTAATGGATATTATGAGATATTTAATGACAAGACCATATGGTGAAGTGGTTAAGTTAATGAACTCTCTATCAACACTTACACCTGTAAATTCTGATGGGGGGAAAGATGTCGGAAAAAAATAATTTAGATAAATACACAGGTATATTATTTGAGTTAAAAATAGGGTTAAATAAAAACAATGCTATTGTAATTGACTATGGTGGTAAACCTGTAGGTAAAATTAGAGAAGCATTAAAAGGATATCCTTACCATGGAAATTTGTGTGCTGCAGTAATTAATCACGCAAATTCTGTGGGTAGGAAATTACAAGAAGATATTAAGCAATTAATACAAAAGGTATAATAATGGAAAATAAAAAAAGAAATATAAAGGAACTTATAGAAAAAGAAGCACCAAATTTAAATAATTTATTAGACTCAGAAGAGGTTAAAATATTTAGGGGTTTAACAGATGAGTTAAGAGACACTTGGACTAAAAAACAAATGTTTAGAACAGAAACTGAAATGCAGTTTTCTGTATTAAATGATGCAAAGTATCCAACTAAAGCTGCAAAGTATTGGCAGTGTGTTAGAGAACAAAATGTATTTTTAGAAAACTTAATGACACTATCTTTTGATTATAGAAGAACAGAAGTTAAGATAAAAAGATTACAAGAAAAGTTAGATAAAGAAACAGACCCATTAAAAAAAGAGTTAATACAAATTGATATAGACGAAAAAACATATAGTAAAGCATCTATGCAATTAGTTGCAAGAGATAGAATGAGAGAAATAAAGCTATGGTCTAAGTTTAAGAAAAAGTTTGATGATGGATCTTTTGATACTAAAAATGTTAATACACATCAATTAAATTCTTATCATTTAACTATGAAAAATAAAGCAGAAACTTTAACTCAAGGATCATCTCAACCAGAAGTATTTAATGTTTTAGGACAATTACAATCTATTGAAAGAATAAAAAAAGATATAGCTATTGAAAATAAAAAGAAAGAAAATGCAAAACTGGAATTTGAAAAAAACTCAATCGGACAACAGGATTAAAAAACTTTTCTTTTTAGTTGGAATGCCAAGGTCGGGTAATACCTTGTTTACATCTATTATAAATCAAAATCCTAACATAACATGTACCGCTAATTCTATTACATTAGAGATTATGAAGGATTTGTTTTTATTAAAGAAGACAGATGTTTTTCAAAACTATCCAGATCATCAATCATTAGATAATGTATTAGATTCTGTCTTTGTAAATTATTATAAAGATTGGCCACAAAAATATATCATAGATCGTGGTCCTGTTATGACCAAAGGTAATTTTAAATTAATGCAAAAACATTTTAAAAAACCTTTTAAGTGTGTGGTATTACTTAGAGATTTAATGGATGTACTAGCTTCTTATATAAAATGGTATACAAAAGAACCTACAGCATTTCCAAATAGACTTAATTTAAAAAATGATGAAGAAAAACTATTTATGTTAATGAATATTAATGGAGCTATTGCTAAAGATTTAGAAGCAATTAAAAATTCTTTTAATTATCCAGACATATGCCACTTTATAAAATATAATGACTTGGTGCAAAACCCAAGAGAAGAAATAAATAAAGTTTATAATTTTTTAGACATACCTTATTACCCACACCAATTTACAAACTTGCAACAAATAAATATTAATGGTATGCCTTATGATGATACCATACTTGGAAACAATATGCATAAAATAAGAACAGAAATTAAGAAAGAATACAATCCCTATATTGAAAGAATACCTCAAAGAATAAGAGAAAAATATGAACACATTAGATTCTAATATTAAATATAAATGTATATTTTTAGGGCAATCTGTTTTAATTTATGATGTGCCTTTAGATGTATATAATACTATTAATCATATTTATGAAACAAAAAAACATGAATTACCTAGAGCTAATCCACAATTAATAGGTAAGATTCAAAACGAACATTCTTTATTTTTTGATGGCTCACCTAATAATAAAATGCATCCACATAATTTTTTACCAGATAATGTACGCCAATGGTTTTTTGAAGTTATGAAACACTATTTAGATTGGAATAGAATTAAAGAATATAAAATGCATATGAATTCTATATGGATAAATGAAATGAAAGAACATGAATACAATCCAATACATATTCATCAAGGATCTTTATTTACTGGTTTATCTTCGGTTATGATTTTAAAATTACCACAAGATATGGGTGTTGAATATTCCGCAGCTCAAAAACCAATGAATGGGCAATTACAAATACTAGGAAATTCTTCAGGACAATTTTGTAATTCAGACTATGGTCCTATTTTAAGAGAAAGAGCTTTTTATGTATTTCCATATGACATGAGACATTGTGTTTATCCCTTTAATGGAAATGGTTTTAGAAGAACTCTAGCATGCAATATGGATGTACAATACGACCCAATTAAAAATAGGAGTGCAACATGATAATAACAGAACCTAAATGGAAAAGTTGGATAGTTGAAACAACAACACCTTTATTTACACCAGATCAATGTAGGCAAATTATTGAATGTGGTCACAGGCAAAAACCTCAACAGGCACAAGTTGGAATGGGAAAACCAGGTGGTGGATTAGATACAAAGAAAAGAGTTACAACTATTGGTTGGATTCCTTTTAAAGAAATGCAACCTATGTATAATGATCTTAATATTTTTATTCAAAAAGCAAACAGAAATCATTTTGGTTTTGGAGATATACAGATTACAGAAAACGCACAGTTTACAGAATATCCAGAAGGAGGATTCTATGATTGGCATATGGATACCGATGTCACTATGTATAATGAGCCACCTGTAAGAAAAATATCTATGACTTGTCTATTATCTCCTGAAGATCAATTTGAAGGAGGAGATTTAGAATTAATGGCTCCTGGTAAAAGAGCTAAACTTAAACAAGGTCATGCAATAATATTTGCATCGTTTTTAAATCATAGAGTAGCACCTGTTACTAAAGGTGTTAGACAATCACTCGTTGTGTGGTTTGGAGGTGAACCTTTTAAATGATTAAAGAATATTATTTTCCAACTATTATTTACATTAAAGATTTACCCAATGCTAATGAATTAAATCCTTATTTAGAAAAACATATAATTAATTGGAGTAATCAAGATAAAGGTGTAAGTAAAACTAATATGAATGGTTGGCATTCACAAACTGATATGCATCTTAAAAAAGAATATGATCCTTTATCTAAAGAATTGTTTCAAATGCAAAAAGAAATAATACAAGAAGAATATTTAGACATGAATCCTAAACTAGGTAATATGTGGGCCAACATTAATCCACCAGGCGGGTATAATAATAGCCACATACACCCTAATTCATTATTTTCTGGAGTTTACTATGTAAAAGGACAACCAAATTCTGGAAGATTAAGTTTGATGGATCCAAGACCTGGAGCACAACAATGCATGCCTATGAGAAAAAAAGGAAAATTACCTAGAGAGCTGTGGCGAGAAACTTATTATGATCCTATTCCTGGAAGACTTATAATGTTTCCTTCGTGGATGTGGCATAAGGTAGAACCCAATAAAAGCAACGACATAAGAATATCTGTGTCTTTTAACTTTATATTATTTTAATGTTTAATAAATACCAAGTAATAAAAAATGCAATTAGTTATGAGTTAGCTAATTTTATATTTAATTATTTTTTACTTAAACGTGATGCAGTTCAATTTATGTATCAAAACAATATTACATACGATACAGGAATGTTAGGCACTTGGACAGATAAACAAATACCTAATACTTATTCTCACTATGCTGATCCTGTAATGGAAACATTATTAATGAAAGTATTACCAAAAATGCAACAAGAAACAGGATTAGAATTAATACCTACTTATTCTTACGCTAGATTATATAAAAATGGAGATATTTTAAAACGTCATAAAGACAGGCCCAGTTGTGAAATATCAACTACTCTTAATTTAGGTGGTGATCCTTGGCCTATATTTATAGATGGCACAGGTCAAGATACAGTTATAGATGAATACAAAAATATACATAAACCAAATGCTCCTAAAGGCACAGAAGTCTTACTTGATGTTGGTGATATGCTGGTATATAGTGGGTGTGAATTAGAACATTGGAGAGAACCTTTTGAAGGTAATATTTGTGGGCAAGTATTTCTTCATTATAATCACATAAATGGTCCTTTTGCAAGTAAAAATAAATTTGATGGTAGGCCTATTTTAGGTATACCTAAATTGAATTTTGGCTAGTAATATAGCCAAAAAAAAAGACACCTAGAGAATACTCTAGATGTCTTATGTTGCCTGTGAGGGGGAGTCTTTATGGCTCCCCTTTTTTATTGTAAGTAATCCATTTGTTGATTCATAGGTTTTCTCTTAGGAATCAACATATTTTCTGTTTCTATTATTGGTTTAATTCTATTTGTGTATACTGATGTAAGTAAATTTGTATAGTTAGGATTTTGTGCATATGGACTTTCACCCATACTTTCAAACATAGTTTCTACTTTACCCATAGATTCCACTACATTTTTATATCTTTCATCATTTGCTATTAGTTGTAAAAATGCTCTAATGCTAGCTTTACTATCATCAAAACTTCTTAGTTTAGCACCACCTGTAGTTTCTAAAAATTTTTGATCACCTGTTGCATGCATACCAAAATAGTTATTACCTTGTTTTGCAGTAGGTGCATTTTTAAATTGAAAATTACCAGTTTCTGTAGCAGCAACTGTAGCTATAAAAGAACTAGGAATTTTACTTTCAATAGATTCTTCAGGATATTCTTTTCTGACTTCCTCTATTGCTTTCATAAAATCTTTTGTATTTTTTATTTCAGCCATAGTTATTGTACATATTAGTAGACTAGCAATTCCAAGCCCTAAGAGCTTTATTAATTCTAGAATTGGGGTCATTAGCAGTTTTCTTAGAAGTTAATTTTTTTTTCATTCCTTTCATACGAGCACAAAAACTAGCTCGTCTAGGATTACCAACTTTTTTACTAGGTGCTTTAAGATTGCCTCCAGTTGCACGATTATATGATGCACGACCTTTAGCATTTAAACC